CACACAAATGGGATACACCCATTTTCATTTGTCTCCTCTTTCCCCTCCCCAACTCGAGCCAATACACGTATTGACGCGGGTTAGCGAGTCCATCTACCAGTTAGTAATTCCGTTTTCGAGGCATTCACACAAATTTGATTAGATGAAAGAGTGTTAAGAAGTCAGGGGCGGAGCTGCGGGTAAGTAGCGAGACGTGGACCTTGGACCTACACCGCTCCAATGATTGATGCCATCGTGATCGACGAGCACCACCTGGCCACCGTCATCTGCGCCCCAGACCCTCACATGTGTTGCTCCTTCCACCCTATTAACAACACCGAGGCGGTAAGGGCCTAATAGTGCAAGACCCGCAGCTAGCTGGTCCACGGTAAAATTCTCGGCACCGACCTCCACCCCAGCTTGAGCCGCGGTCTCTTGCTGCTCTGGTGTCAGTGCGTTGCGCACAGTTGCTAGTACATGGTCGAATGTTGGCGCTCGCTCTCCCTCGACCGCCTTGACTGCACCTAAACTTTGATGCAATGCACGTGCACCACACAACATCCCGGTACCGTCCGTTGCCTGCGGCCCCCAGCTATGTTCTGTAGCGAGCTGCATTGCATCCATGGCTTCCTCCTCAACAGCATACACGAACACTGGCTGCTTATCTGTTTCATTTGGCGCTACGACCACAGACCTCCTCCCCCTACGCATAGTAGTAGACGCTGCTGGGCCACGCTGATTAACGAGATCTTGGACCCACTCGGCTGGCTTGGGCTTTGGCAACTCTGCCTGCATTTGCTCAGTAACGTCCACGGACGGCTGCGAAGTCATGCTCGTGTCTTTTGAGCATGCTTCCCGAGTTGGCCGTAACTCTGACTTTGTCTCAGCAGCTGGGTTTACAAAGACAGGTGACCCTATTCCGGCAAATACTAGCTGAGCCGTTGACTGCTCAAACAAGCGTACGTCCCGGTGTAGTGGTATCCTTCCCCCACCCAATCCGCGTTTCATTGCGTCACGCGACCCGACCAAATTCTCCCCAGCATCACTAATAAGGTGGCTCAGTAGCTGCCACGAGATCATATCATCTACGCGATCCTTGCCTGCTGCCGGAATATCGCTAGGATTGGCATCCGAGAGCATGCCTAGTTTCAACGGTTGGCAGGCTTCCTCAGCGATTGAGCCCTGTGCCATGATTCCGCCTAACACAGCATGAACGATCCCACTCTGCAACCATAGCCTCCTTGCATTAACGTAAATGTAGTCAGCGTGGTTGAGAAGTGTCGGGCGTAGAGCGTTCCACTCACGCGAAAACGCTGCTCCGCAATCCATCATGAGTTTCTGCTGGCACTGCCGTAAATACACTTCAGCCCCAGGGATATCATTCGCCCCGGTAGCGCGGATAGCACTGCGCAGCACCATAGCCGCACTCTGTGAATAAGCCCGCCCTATGAACATTGCTAGAGCATGGAGACTTGGGTTGGCAAGCTCCCTAACCCGGACTAAGCCTGCGGCCCCCCCAGTTACGCGATGGGTTTGCTCGTGTAGTGCTGGCAGACCAACATCCAACACAGCCCGTGTCCCAGGATGTTCCACCCCGTAGAGCACTAATGCGGTACTCAAGGCTGCCGATGCCTCTGGTATGGCCCCGAAACTCTCTGCAAAACTCAATATCGCGCGCGCTGTCGCGTCTGGACTATTTAAAGTCTCCTCCGTGCTAGCTGGCAAAATGCCCCCATACAGGGTAAGGGATACGTGTGGCCAGTCATAGCGCTCAGCGCGAAGACTAAGGCCCCCGAGGACGGTTGTACGGTCGCATGCAGCCGACAACAGGGCGCGGAGAGTACTGTTTCCCGAGTGCACGTGCATACGTATACCCGGTAATGCTTTAGCTTCTTCGCACTCCTGCGTGATTCCGCGAGAACGCACGAGCCCTCTGCGCACCTGCTGATTATCAACACGTACGCGTGGCTCTGACCCTGCCGCCACATCTAAGTGTAGCAACCACATCACTGTGAGCAACGACCCCAACTCCTTCTGTCCACCCCGCACCTGCCAATGAAGTGACTCCCCTGCGCGCCCTGGTGGTATGTCGAAATCAGTCGCGATACCGTAGTCGCGTAGAGCCACCTTTGCCTCATCAATCGGTTGAGGTAACAAGCCAACTGCACCCCCCCCACACATAATAGCACAACGCCCGGCTTTAGGGCGGACGGGATCTGGGTACTTGACAGAAACGTGGCGCGCGTCACGGGAAGTAAACTGCGCCCCAGCTCGCTCAACGTAGTATTGGATATCAATAGTACTCGTGTCATCAGGTGCTAACATGCGTAGCAAGTGCCAATCACCTGGTGTAAGTAGGGTCTGTGCAGCAGATAACGCATTTGCTGACCCGTGCAAATCCACCAACCTACGCTTTCCGTCCGTGCGTGCCTGGCTCCCGGCGAGTAAGCTAGCGGGCTGACCAAAGCCCGGTGCTGCCTCGAACAACCGCGACATCAGCGCGTCTGGATGTTCAACAGTAGTCATGACGAAGAAACTGTTGCTTGCAAAAACGTGTAACTAAGGTAATGTAACAACTGTGCTAATTCCACAGATGCTAGTAAACTTAGGTTGCGCTGAAGAATAGAATGCCGTGAGTATTAATATAATGCCCACCGGCAATGCGTAGGTGAGAGAACTCTCCTCAGCATTGCCCAAAAGCCTTTTAGTTCTTTTTTGCG